CCCGAGGTTGTCATCATGCTTATTAAAGAGGCATTGCGCTCTGGCGCTGATGTCACCATGCAAACTGCCTGTAAGCCTCAGGATCTAGGTATCGAATAATGGCGACGCCAGCAGTTCTATACCGCAACGCGATTGACCTCAACCGCTACAGCAATAGCGTTGCTCGCAGGTTGATCAATGCTTACAACGACATCATCATTGATGCTGTTAATCAACTGCGTATCATCGACGAAGCTGCTGCGCCCGTTAAAGCTGCCCGACTGCGTGCCATTCTGGCTCAGTTAAAAGCAAGCCTTGGCACATGGGCTGGTGATAGCACTGAGCTAACAGCTAACGAGCTGCAAGGCTTAGCGCAGTTGCAATCTAAATTTGTCACCCAGCAACTAGCTCGCGCTTTGCCGCCAGGGATGCGCTCTGCTGTCAATACTGTCGAGATTAGCCCGCAGTTTGCACAGTCAGTCGTCACAACAGATCCGACGCAAATCAACGTCGTCACGCTCAGCGATGATTTGGTAGCTGCAGTTCAAGGCGCACCGCAAACATTCAGCCTGACTGCCGCAAAGGGTGCAACCATCACGCTGCCTAACGGTCAGGTTGTCCAAAAAGCATTTCGCGGCATCGCCGAATCACAAGCTGAGCGATTTGGACAGGTTGTACGGAATGGTTTGCTGACTGGTGAGACGACACCGCAAATCGCAAAGCGCCTAATCGGCACGCTGCAGTTTGGTGAAAACCGCACGGTCAAACAAGCAATCGCAGCAGGTGGTGAGCTAACCACGATCCCAGATAATCAAGTTATGGCGCTGGTGCGTACCAGCATCAACCAGGTTGCTAACGCTGCCAGCCAACAGATCTACGAAGCTAATCAAGACATCACCAAAAAGTACCGCTACGTCGCAACGCTTGACACTAGAACCAGCGCAATCTGTGCAGCATTAGACGGGCGTGAGTTTGAATACGGTAAAGGTCCAACGCCACCTCAGCATTTCAACTGCCGGTCAACGACTGTGCCGATCATTGATCCTGACATCCTGCCACCATCTACAACAGCAACACGCGCTAGCCAAGACGGGCAGGTGCCAATCAACATGAGCTACGGCGAGTGGCTATCCAAGCAACCCAAGTCGGTGCAGGCGGAAGCCCTAGGAGCTAGCAAGGTACCGTACTTCAATAAGCTTGCCGAAAAATACGGTCCTAAAAATGCCGTTGCAAAACTCGTGCGCGATGATGGATCCGAACTAACCTTGGACCAACTTCGCAGCCGGTATGGAACTCCCGAGTCTTAGGCACTTTAGAAACGAAGGGCTCTATTTCGTTTTTTCTGATCCTGTCGAAGCCCTGACTGGTGAAGCGTGGGTGCCAGCGGTTTATACCGACAAAGGCTGGGCTACTGCTGATGGATCTACACTGCTGTTAGCCGTTGAGGACTGGCGTTATGCCGTTGAAGAAGGGCAGGAGCAAAAAAGTGATGCAGCAAAACATCAAGACAGAGATCAAGGCAGGAAAACCACCAAAGCAAGCGGTAGCAATCGCGTACGCAAAAGCCGGAAAATCACGCAAACGGAAGGCTAAGTAAATGGCAATCGGAATCGGCTCACGCGTCGCTTGGACTTACCAAGGCGCTCGCACCTTTGGCACTGTGACAGGCGTTTCCAAAAAACGTAATACCATCAGCACGCAATCAGGCGGGCAAGTGGTTCGCATTGCTCAGCCTGGTGATCCAGTGCTGGAGATCAAATCCGAATCTACCGGTAACAAAGTGCTAAAGCTGCGCTCTGAACTGAAGGAAGCGCCGCTAAAGCGATGAAAGGCAGAATCTGGGAAGGCAATTGCATTTACCTTAAATGCACTGACGGTGTAATCGAAGGGCGTTTTGTCTTCCCATGCCCTACTGATCCTCAGGTGCTAGGCGCTTTGATGGGCAGGCTGGCAGAAGGCATCGAGGTTATCACCTGTACGGAGGACGACGACGATGACGATTGAATATCGTGGCGAACGCCTAGAGGAACAAGATGTCTGCTGCTTACTGGGCTGACAAAGAAAAGTGGTGAACTACTGCTGTTCTTGGACGTGAATCCAATCTTTTAACTCCGCCACATACCATCGCAGATCCTGCGCTTTTGCGGCGTGCCATCCGCTACCAGTTGCTCGATATAGCAGCTCATGGCGATCAATAGCATTAAGTATTTCCTTGATCAAAGGATTCCACGGTTCACGTACTGGAGTATCCCACTCGCGTGCCATGCTTGGCGATGCTGATACGATTACAGCGTAATCAAGCCTGCGGCTTATTCATGTCAAACGAAACACAATTCCAGGAGCCTGCGGCGACTGGGGCTGAGAATGCAGAAACACTGCAGCGCAGCGTTGAAGCACTAGAACGCAAAAACAAAGAACTGATCGCTGAACTGCGAGCTGCCAAAAAAGCGCCAACTGTGCCCGATGGCGTTGATCTGGACGAACTGTTGGAGTTCAAGCGCCGCGCTGAACAGGCAGAACTGGAATCCCAAGGGAAATACACCGAAGCCAGGCAGGCTTTGGAGCAGCAGTTCCGTGAGGCGACGGCGCAAAAGGACCAGCGCATTGCAGAACTGGAATCCCGAGTGCGGGAACTGGAGCTGCTCACACCAGCCGTCAGCGCATTGGCCGAGATCGTCCACGATCCAGACTTGGTGTTAAAGACCAAGCTGAACGCCGATCAAATCGAGCGCGAAGCCGATGGCACCGTCGTTGTGGTCGATGGCTACCAACGCACACCCGTTAGCGAGTGGGCAAAACAAAGTCTGCCAGCTTGGATGCAAAAACAACCCAAGCCTCAAGGCAGCGGCGCACCTGTAGGACGCAGCACTGGCGAAATCCCTGCAGGCATCAAAAATCCCTTCGCACCTGAATCCTTCAACCTGACAGAACAATCACGGCTATTCCGTACTGACCGCGATTTATACGACAGGTTGAAAGCAGCAGCGGGACGTTAAACTTTAACGTAACCGGCTGCGCTGGTATTTAGGGCTGCGCCCGACACCGTAAAACCATTCTTGAGGATTAGTCATGGCGACTCTTCGCTCTGACGTCATCATCCCCGAGGTATTTACGCCTTACGTCATTGAGCAAACCACTCTGCGTGATGCCTTCTTGGCTTCCGGTGTGGTGCAGCCTATGGCGGAGCTAAATGCCACAGAGGGCGGTGATTTCATCAACGTTCCGTTCTGGAAAGCCAACCTTTCCGGCGATTTTGAGGTGCTGACTGATAGCAGCAGCCTCACCCCTGGCAAGATCTCTGCTGACAAACAAGTTGGCGTAATCCTGCACCGTGGTCGTGCTTTTGAGGCTCGTGACCTTGCTGCTCTTGCTGCTGGTTCCGATCCTATGGCTGCCATTGGCGCCAAGATCGCTGATTACGTTGCCAACCAACGTCAAAAGGATCTGCTGTCGTGCTTGCAGGGTGTGTTCGGTTCGCTGAACAGCAACACCAGCAGCTCGGCTTTCTTTGATCTCTGCATCGACTCGGAGTCTGGTGATACACCCACCACTCTGAGCCCCCGTCACGTCGCTGAAGCCCGCGCCATTCTTGGCGATCAGGGTGACAAGCTGGCTGCGGTTGCTATGCACTCTAAGGTTTATTACGACCTTGTTGAGCGTCGTGCAATCGACTACGTGGCGTCTACCGATGCTCGTGGTACTTCAACCACTCAATCTGGTGGTTCGATTGCTGCTGCCTACGGCGGTGAGGTTAGCGTGCCGACCTATATGGGTCTGCGCGTAATCGTCTCCGACGATGTGCCTACTGCCGGTTCCGGTGGCAGCACTGAGTACGGTACTTTCTTCTTCACCAGCGGTGCAGTTGCTAGCGGCGAACAGCTTGCTATGCAAACTGAAACCGACCGTGACATCCTCGCTAAGAGTGATGCCATGTCGATTGACCTGCACTACTGCTACCACCCTGTTGGTGCTAAGTGGGGCGTCACCACTGTGAACCCGACTCGCGCACAGCTTGAAACCGTGGGCAACTGGTCCAAGGTGTATGAGCTGAAGAACATTGGCATTGTGCGTGCCACCAACGTCTCCAACATGGACTGAGGAGGACACTAACAATGGCTTCGATCTTCGAACTCGGTGACATCCCCGGCGGTTTGCTGCCGGGTCAAATGGGTCTGGCAGCTCCGACTGCTACCGCTACCCTGTCTGCCGCTAACAGCTACAACACCATCATTCGTGGTGTTCCTACCGCTGCTGCTACCTACACCACTGCTACTGCAGA